AACAGAACAGCCCCGAGGGTCCGATCGTAGACGGCAAGCGCGTGAAGGGGCTTACCCACTCACAGGATATTCTTGCTCAGCACATCCGCGACCATCTGAGCGAACTAGAATTGGTCATCGCCACCCCCGCACCGCAGGAACGAAATTCGGGACGCTCTGCGCGCCGCCCTCGCATCGGAGGGACGGGAATGAGAGAGGGATACCGATCAATCGGTCTGGCAATGGCTTTCGCCGCAATAGCCGCTCACAGCAGCCGCCTTTACCCCGACGACCTCGATGTGGTCGGGGCTTCTTACCGCAAAACTCGCCCTCCAGAGCCGAAAGATCACGGCCCTGTCACCGATAGCACGAAGGAAAGCAAGCGAGCACGTCGTCGCCGCTTGGCTAAGGAGCTACGCCTATGACCGAAATCTCCGTGACAGTTTCTGGCCCGGTTGGGTGCGGCAAGTCGGCCATCGCCGGCGAGATCGAAATCGCTCTGCGAGCGGTGGGTGTTCCAGTTCGCTTTGCCGACGAAAAGGGCGAGCGCGAAGAGAAGAACATGACCGGGGCAGACTGGACCGGCTATCTCGAAATGTACAAGCCGAGCGTCGTCATCGTCGAGCATATCAGCCCATCGCCCTCGACGCGGGAGGTGGGGCATGAATAGGTCTGAGATCATCCTCCATAACGCCCGGATCATCCTCCGTCACGTGCGTGGAAAAGGCAAAGATGAGCGCCGGCTGCTCTACGCCACTCTGCGTTTCGGTCCCTTGGGCGCGGTTCTCATTGCCGCTGCCAGTATCCCGGTGTCGCTGATGGAGGCTGGCCGTGCCGATCAGCCCTGACCGCATGAAGCTCTACCCAGGCGGCTCCATCCACTCGAAGGATTGGAAGGCTTTTCGCGCCGAGATCTTGGAGCGTGCCGAAAACGCCTGCGAAGGCACGCCGCAGCATCCGGACTGCCGCGCCGAGAATGGCAAACCGCATCCGGAAACCGGCGGCAAGGTCGTGCTGACGATCGCCCACATGGATCACGACGAAAGCCACGCGGATCCCGACCGATGCCGGGCGCTCTGCCAGCGCTGCCACAACAAATGGGATGCATCGCACCGCAGGCTTAACGCCGCGCGCACCCGCCGGCTGAAATCGCCGCAGATCGATATGGAGGAAATTTTCGGATGACCGAGATCGGCCACAACTCCGACGCCCACGGCATTGCCCGCGACCATCTGCGCGCCTTCGTCGAGCGGATCGAGCGCCTCGACGAAGAGGCCAAGGCGCTGAACGACGATCGCAAGGATGTCTATGGCGAGGCGAAATCCATGGGTTTCGACGTCAAAATTCTGAAAAAGGTCATCGCTTTGCGCCGCAAGGACGATCAGGAGCGGATGGAAGAGGATCTGATCCTCCAAACCTACCTGCAGGCGCTCGGCATGATCGAAGGTTCCAGCGAAGAAGGAGCATGAGCATGGATAACGAGATCGAATACGGCTTTGAAGACGCCCTGAAAGAGTTGAAGGCCGGCGCATGCGTGGCGCGCGAGGGCTGGAACGGCAAGGGCATGTACATCTGGCTCGAAAAGGGCTCCTCCGAGCGCCGGATCGAGGAAGAGGATCGCACCAGCGAAACCATCAACAAGGTCGGCGCCGAGCATTTCCAGCTGGGCGACACCGGCACCGTGACCCGCATGCCGCATCTTTGCATGCGCGCCGCCGACGGCTCGATCGTCACCGGCTGGCTCGCCAGCCAGACCGATCTGCTGGCGGAAGACTGGGTTCTTGTGAGCCCCAACTGAAACCCAACAGGAGAAAGACCATGGCAAGCAGAAAGACCAGGCGCCCGGCCGCAAAAAAGCCCGCCGCCAACAAGCCCAAGGTGACGAATGAGCATTCGAAACCGGACAGCGCCGAACTTCAGAAACAAGCACCACAAACCGGCGCCGAAGGGGTTTCTGCACCCGCAGCCGATCCCGGCGCAGCACCGCAAGGCGAAGCCGGAACGGGCGTCCTCTTCATCGCTGGACGACAGGACTATCGAGATCTCGGCCCTGCCGATGGAGCCACCGGAGCTGCTGGTGTTCAATCTGGAATGGATGGAGCAGCTCAAGGCGGAGATCATCAGCCTGACGGGCCTGCCGGCGGAAGTCCTGCAACCGGAAGCGACGGTGATGCCGCAAGCGGAAACGCTGCCGGAGCTGATGGCGCTGGCGGCGACCCACGGGACAGCGGTCACGGTGGTGACACGGGAACGGATCTTGGAGGGGGAAATCCTTCCACCGTCAACGGAGGAGGAGAAGATGGACAAGGCGATGCGGCAGCACTCGGAACGAGTGAGGCAGCACCAGGACGCGATGATGATCGCGGCGATGATGGGGATCGGTCCGAAGTAGTCGACCTGACCGACGAGGATATCGTTCCGCTGAACTGCGTCCACATCGCGCACCAGGTGATGAATACCGTCCTCGATGGCGCCTGCGACGTCATGGAGGTTTGGGATCCTGACGGTGCCCGTTCCATCAATCCCCATGCGCTGGAAAAGGAACGGACGATCGGCGAGCTGGCCGAGTTCATCCGCAAGATCGGTGCCCGCGCCACACCTGACGTGCTCGCCCAGCAGCTCGTCATCCTCAAGCGTCGCGAGACTGCGGATCTGTCCCGGCCGGAAGCGATCGCGCTCCAGGTTTTCGCGACCGTGCTGATGGAGCTCGACCAGTTCGCGGCCGAGGAGAAGGCGAGGGCGGCGGCCGCCAAGGCCGTGCCGGAGGAAAGGAAGCCAATCCCGATCGAGGACACGACGCTCGAAACCGTCGACGGTCCGTTCGACACCTGGGGCAAAGGCTAACCCATGCCCTGCAGCAGCGGAAAGCGGAAACACAAAAAGGCCGAAACCGCGATGCGTCACGCGATGCGGGCGCACATGAACAATCCGCTGCCAGGCGAAACCGTCGCCGACCTGCATGTCTATCAATGCAAATCCTGCGGCTCCTATCACTGGGGCCACAGGCGGAGCTTCAATTCAAACCGGAAAGGAAAAGAGATGCAAAGCAACCTCCTGCAGTTCTTTGAGTACGCGCACCTGCCACCACACCTGCAGGCTGTCAGTGCTCCATTTGGCGAGCTTGCCAAGAAGATTGATGCGGAGCTGCCGGGCAATCCGGAAAAGACCGTCGCACTGCGCAAGCTTCTCGAAGCAAAGGACTGCGCGGTCCGCGCCCTTCTCTTCAAAGCTTGACCCATGCCCGCCGCGTCGATCGAGGCGCGGCGGTTTCTCTCTCATCTGATGCGGGCATCCATGGCAGCGAAATCACCGAAAATTCAGGGCGGCGCAAAAGGCGTCCGCGCGCAGTTCAAAGACGCCATGGCGGTGCTCGAAGAGGTGAAAGCCCTTCGAGATCCCGACCCGAACCTCGCCCGAGACGGCATCAAGCCCGGCCAGTGGCAGGGCGCTCCGCATGACGCAATGCCGCCGAATTGCCCGGTCCGGGTGCTCGGCATGAAGGGTGACGCCGTCTATGTGATCTCCGCGATCGGCGAGCTGCACGAGGTGACGCGCTGGGATCTGCCGACGCTCGCCAAGCTGTTTGCACCTTTTGCGAACTATCTGTTTTGGGCCTGGCCTGCCTTCGGCAAAGCCAAGGAAGATCCGGAGACTGGCGACCTGCTGCCGCCGAAGGTCGAGCGGATCCAGCGCGACCAGGCGATTATGGCAATCATCAACGAGGCCGGCCGCAAAGGTCTGTTCGATCCGCAGCAGAACGTGCGCGGCCGCGGTGGCTGGCGGGCAGATACTTCCGAACACAATCCCGGTGGCCGTTTCATCTGGCATTCCGGCAAGTTTCTCTTTTCGGTCGACACGAAGGTCGACGCCCGGAACCGCGCGATCGGCTGGGATCTGCAGGCGGAGCGGCCGGGCGAGTTCGACGGCATGTTTTACGCCCAGGATGCGGACACGCTGCAGCCTTGGCGGGAGCCGATCGGCGTCTATGATAGCCCGGCTCATACGATCCTGCAGGACCTGAAACAATGGAAATGGGAACGGCCCTATATCGACCCGCTTCTGTTCCTCGGCTGGATTGGTACCGGCTATCTTTCCGGCGCGCTGGACGTGCGGCCGATCCTGTTCACGACAGGCGGCGCCGGTACCGGCAAATCGACGTTGCACAACATCATGCGCGCGCTTTATGGCACCGCGCTTTATTCGACCGCGAACACGACGGCCGCCGGCATCTATCAGAACATCCGCCAGGACAGCCGTCCCGTCGCGGTCGACGAGTTCGAACGCAAAGCCAACTCGGGCAAGGAAGGCGCCATCATCGAGCTCGCCCGACAGGCCTATTCCGGCGCCAAAGGCTATCGCGGCGGTGCCAACGGCGACGGTACCGAGTTCGAGCTGCGATCGCCTTTCGTCTTCTCCGCGATCCTGCATCCACACCTCGGGGTGCAGGACCGCACCCGCATGATCATTCTGAACCTCAATCCGCTGTCCAAGAGCGGCGCAGTGCCGCCGGTGATCAAGATCGAATGGGGCCGGATGCTGCTGCGCCAGGTGATGGACGGCTGGCACGATTTCCACAATCATATCCTGCCGAAATGGCGGGGGATCCTAGCCGACAAGCGGCTTTCCTTCGATGCCCGCGCGATCGACACCTATGGCACGGTGCTGGCCTGTGCCGAGCTGATGGTGGGCGAACAGGGCATGATCCATGCGGGCCTGCCGGCGATGCCAGGCGATGGCGCCGCGCTCGATGTCGATTTCCTGATCGAGATGCTCGAAGAAGCCACGGCGGCCGAGCGCGCCGAGCAGATGCCGAAATGGCAGGAAGTGGTCGAAAAGATCATGGGTGCCAAGCTCGACGCCTACAAGAGCGGCGAGCGGTTGACCGTGGGTGCCGTGATCGAGGCCTTGGAGAACAAGGACCGCACCGACATGAGGATCGAGGACGCGCGCGAGCGCCTGGCGCTGATGGGGCTCGGCATCCGCGATGCCGGCGACCCGGCCGAGGGCTATTGCCTCGCCATACCCAACACGGATGACAATCTCAACCGCCTGTTTGGCGACAGCGAGTTCAACCAGGGCGGATGGACCCAAGCCCTGAAACAGGCGCCGGAGGCGATCGTGCCCCGCTGCGACAAGCGATTGAAGACGGTGAAGATCAACCGCGTGGCAAAGACGGTGACGCTGGTCGACCTCAAGGGCTATGACGCGTGGGTGGAGCGAGAATGACATGGCGATACGCCGGATAGCCCTTTTCTGCATACCGTGGTCGGCCGCGCTTGTCTGGAACGCAGTGTTCGCGGCCGTCGTCGATATCTCGCCAGCTCTCGGTTTCCTGTTGGGGGTGCCGGTTTCCGCGATCGGTGCGGCATTATTCAATGCGTACCTGTCCAAGCGTTGGAGGGAACGCTGATGGGAAAATGCCCTCACAAGGATATCCAGTTCTGCCCGCTCTATGTGGCCAGCCATGGCCTCAATGGGCTGGACGGCAAATACATCGGCTGTGACGACGGCAAGCTCGGAGACGGCCTTTGTGGTGTCGATCGTGGTGTCTGCTATTCGGCCGAGCTTGCGCGGATGAAGGCGGCGCACCCGGCCGAGGTGGCGAGGCTGGCTTTCATGGCTGACGCGGCCGAAGGCAAGGCACAGCGCGACCGGAACATGCGTCGGATCGGCATCCACTAGGGATCGCGTCGACCGCCCCAGAGAAGCCCGCCAGAGCGATCCGGCGGGCTTTTTGCTGTCTATCTATTGCCCGTGCCCTCGGCAGCGCATCAGCCTTCATATTTCATTCCTAATCATCCCCCGCCCTGTCCTGATTGCGGCAAAATCTCCGCCCATGCCCCATCGCATTAAACTCTATTTCCCCCGCCCCGGGCTTTCAAAAAGCGGAGCCCGCGCCGCGTCTGCGACTGTCGAGCGGGTCAGCCTGACGGCCTAAGCGAGCCCGTGGCCGCTCTCCGCGAGATGCCGGTGGAAATCAGGCGCGGGCACTTAACGCAGCGGGATCTGTGCGCAGGATGGCGGCGAGGCGGGTTCTCTGCCTTCCGGGTGCGGGTGGCATCCATCGGTTACCAATCGGTTGGCGTCCGGTTGGCGCATTGGTAACCGGGATAACTCAGTGAAATCAGGAGTTTATTGTGTCGGTTGGCGGGTTGGCGGCGAATATATGGTTTTTCACGCGCGCGCGCATGCGAATACGCGCAAGAACGGTAACCGGTAACTTGCCAACCCATAGGTATATGTTCCTGATTTGATTGAAGATATGCGGTTGGCGCAACGGTTGGCGGCGCTCCAAGGTATCGAACTGCGGTAACCGGAATAAAGAAATAGGGAAATAGCGGTGAGCGACGAAAAGCAGCAAAATCAGGGGCTTCCAGAGGCACACTCACAGGCCGAAAATTCTGCACTGGCGGTCGATCCGGATCGGGCCGCGAAGGTCGGAGCGACCAGGGCGATCGCCGAGGCCGCGATGTCGGGCCTTGCCGAGCAGCTCGCCGGATCCGACGATGCCGCCGAGCAGCAATCTCTCTTGTTCGATCATGACGAGCCCATGGCGCTCTTCCGTGGTCCGGTGGCGCATGTCGCGAATATCAGGGATGCCGCAAAGCGGGGGCGGGGAAGGCCTCCGGGCAGCCAGAACAAGCGCTCCACCGATCTCGCCAACTATCTGCTGTCGATGGGCTACCGCGATCCGGCGCTCAACCTGGCTGACCTCGCCAATGCCGATCCGCTGGCGCTGGCGCTCGAACTGGCGGGCATCGAGCCGGACCAGAACATGGCGCCGATGCAGCAGCTGGCGCATCTCGTGAAGAAGGATAAGCTCAGTCAGGGGCAGGTGATCGGGCTGATCGACGCGGCGCAGGGATTGAGCCTGAAGGCTAACGCCGAGTTGATGCCATACTTCCATGCGAAGAAACCGCAGGCGATACAGGTCGACAAGACCTTGCGCGGCTTCATGGTGTTCGGCGAGATGCCGGAACAGGAGCGGCGGTCGGATACGCTGGACCTGCGACCAATCGGCGGCGGCGAAAAAGGCGAATGAAATCAATGCCGCACCATCCGACATTCGGCCATCCGACATTCCAGCCTGTAACCCGTTGAAATCGCTATGCCGCTAATGATGCTAAATCATTGGCACGTTTCGGCCTGGGCCTCGCGCGCGTGGGAAATCGGCTGGCGTGTCGCCACCATACGCGGGCGGGCGCGCGTACCGCGCGAAGCGGAGGCCTTCGGCCGCTTTGAAAATCCGAAGCGAAGGCCCCCCTATGGGGGTCGCGGCTCACACACACGACCCTTTTCCCCGTTGCCCGACTGAACCATGGCCGCGCGAACTTAACCTCTATGGGCCGGAGGTGGGCGCGGGTGCGCGGGTTCCGGGATCGCAAAGGGTTTCGGGTTATGGGCTTTGACTTCCAAAAGCGCAAGCCGGCAGGGCCGGTGGCCGCGGCATATGCGCGATCGCGCGGGCCGATCGATATCATCATGGGGCCGGCCGGTTCCGGCAAAACGGTTGCCAGTTGCGAGAAGGCGGTGCGCCTGGCAGGCGAATACATGCCGGTCTGCCGGGATGGCTGGGTGCGCTTCAAGATCGCCGTGGTGCGCGACACCTATCGCGACTTTGCCCGTACGGCGCTGGCCTCCTGGCACGAAATGTTCCCGATCGGCAACCCGTTCCAGGTCAGCTACGAGGGCGGTCAGGATCGGCCGGTCAAGCATCGCATGCAGTTCGAGGTGGTACGCGGCCGCGATCTGGTGAAGGTCGACTTCATGCTGGAAACCGGCGCGATCGGCGACCACAACGTCGAGCAATACATCAAGGGTTACGAGCTTTCCGCCGGCTGGGGAAACGAAGTCGATCTGCTCGACGATCGCGTTCCGGGCCTGATGTTCCAGCGAACCGGACGTTATCCGCCCGTGAAGGATATTGCCGACGGTGAGCTGCAGCGCGTCTCGCGCGACGGCCGCGAGGCCATGAAGAAAATGGGCCTGACCGTTGCGGACGGCGAGATCGTCCTGCCACGCGTGTTCTTTGGGGACATGAACCCGCCGGATATCGATCACCCGATCCTCGTCAATTGCGGCTATGGCGAGCATGCGGACAAGAAAAACCCGGCCTACAACTTCTTCCATCAGCCGGGCGGGCTCGATCCTGCGGCCGAAAATCCGATCGGCAAGCCCCGTTCCTCCTACGAGCTGGAAGCGGCAACCCAGCCGGAGCATATCACCCGTCGCATGGTGCACGGGCTTCCGGGTTATGCGCAGGACGGCAAGCCTGTTTATCCAGAATTCAATCAACGGATCCATGTTTCGCAGCAATTGCTCGACCCGACGCCCGGCCTCGGCCTGACGATCGGCATCGACGCCGGCGGCTCGCCGGCCGCGACCATCGGGCAGCCGCAACCGAACGGCCAGGATCGTTTGCTGGCCGAGCTGGTGACGGAACCCGGCACTGGCCCGTCGCGCTTTGGGACGTTGCTGATCGAACTGTTGATGCAGCGTTTTCCGGGCCTTCCGATCCTCGGCATAACCGGCGATCCGGCGGCATTTATGGGCGGCGATACCGCCACCGGCGAATTCAACTGGATCATGACCGTGCAGCAGATCGTCCGCATGCCGATCATGCCCGCGCCGACCAACGAACCCGGCATCCGTCAAGAGGCGGTGCGCTGGGGTCTGACCGGGCTGATCGACGGCGTGACGCCCCGGTATCTGATCGACCCGCGCTGCAAGAAAATGATCGGCGGCTATGCGGCCCACTACAAGCTGACGAAGCTCGCGAGCGCCAGCGGAACCGACAAGCTCGCCGTCGTTAAGAACGAATATTCTCACCCGCACGATGCCGAGCAGTATCGCGTTCTTGGTTACCGCGGCCTCGGCGCCGTCATGGCGGCGGCTGCCAAGGCGGCGTTGCCGGCGAATGTCTCGAACCTTCAGTCGGCCCGAATGCAGCGGCAGCAGACGCGGCAGCGTCCCGGTGATTTTTCCGTATGGGACGTTTGACCCTGCAATCGCCGGCGATGTGGACCGACTGCCTCACGTGCGCGGGCGGGCGGGCGCTCGCGCGTAAGGCGGCGATCTGGATGCGGTCGAACGGCGATAGCGTCTCGATTTCGGTGGATGGCGAGCTGCTGGCAATCGCCTATCTGGTGCCGGACAAGTCGGGGCGGCGGGAATTCTGTCTCGCGATCCGCCCCAGTGCTCGGCCGTACATGCGGACTCTCTGCAGGCTGGCGCATTCAACGCTGACCAGCTTCTCCGAAAATGGCGTCGTGGTGTTCTGCCACGTCATGCCCGGCAACCGATCGGGCGAGCGCATGGCTCGCCTCTGCGGCTTCCGGCTTGTCGGGGGCGAATGGATTTTCGAAGGGACAGCGGACCATGCAGGCGGTGAAGGGACTTTTCGGCGGCGGAGACGGCGGCGCGGCGAAGCGGGAAGCGGAGAAGAGCCGGCAATTGCAGGCGGTGGCGAACGATCGGCAGCTCTCGGATCTGAACCGTAAGGACACTGCGGTGGGCGCAACCCGGAAGGCTCCTCGCGGCCGACGCCTGTTCGAGGATGGCCCGGATACGGCGAGCAAGGTGCTCGCCTGATGGATGGCAATTTCGACGTCGACATCAAGACGCTGAAAACCCGCGTCGACAACACTTGGGGCGCGCGATCGGGCTGGACCCGAATTTACCAGGACGCCTACGACTACGCGGTTCCGCAGCGGCGCCCCTCCGGCGGCGCGAACGGCGGCGTCCGCCAGCCCGACAAGCTGTTCGACATGACCGCGCCGATGTCGGCGATGATCTTCGCCGGCAACCTGCAGCGCGATCTTTTCCCTGCAGGGCAATCGACCTTCGAGCTTGAGACCGGTCCGCTGGCGGCGATGCGTCTCAGTTCCTCCGACCGCAAGGCCTTCGACCGCGAGTTGTCGCGGACGTCGAAGCTGATCCATCCCTTCTTTCTGGCGGGCGATTGGGATACCGCCATCCACGAAATGTGCGTCGATCTGGCGATCGGAACGGCCGCGATCCTGCCGGTCAAGGGCACCCGCAACAACCCGGTCCGCTTCGTCTGTATTCCCTTCGACGAACTGGCGATCTCGACGGACGGTTACGGCACCGTCAACCTGATCTCCTGGCGGACGCAGATGCGCGCCGACCAGGTGATCGAGGCATGGCCGCGCGGCCGTTTTCCGGAGAATTTCAGGGAGAAGGCCAAAACCAAACCCTCCGATATGTTCACGGTTTATCAGGACTGGTGGGCGGACGGTCGCGAGGGTGGCGGCTGGCATTTTGGCGCGCGGCTCGACAATTCAACCGAATTGATCACCCACGAGCGTTATCGCACCCAGCCGATCGCCGTGCCGCGCTATTACCGGGTTCCCGGCGAAGCCTATGGCCGCGGCGTGGTCCTGACGGCCCTGCCGACGATCAAGACGATCAACAAGGCTCAGGAACTGGCCCTGAAAAACTTTGCGATCTCGATGCTCGGGATCTGGGGCTATCGCGCCGGCGGGACATTCAATCCGGACACGGCTCGGCTCGGGCCGGGCGAATTCTGGGCGATGCAGGCGACCGGCGGCGTTCTCGGGCCGGACGTTTCCCGCCTCGATACGCCCCAGGGAAGCTTCAATATCGCCAACATGCTGATCGGCGACCTGCAGACGCAGATCAAGGCTGCGATGTTCGACACGCGGTTGCCGGATTATGAGGGCACGCCGCGCTCCGCGTCGGAAATGGCGGCCCGCATGCAGCAGCGGGCAAACATCCATATCGGCGCGTTCGGGCGGCTGGTGAATGAGATCATGCCGGTGGTCGTGCCGCGCGTTGCCGAGATCCTGTTCGAGTTCGGCTATCTACCGATGGTGCGCCAGGTCGACGATCTCCTGATCACCGTCAAGGTGCGTTCGCCGATGCAGGCCGCACTGAATGCCGACCGGATTGCCGCGATCGCCAACTACTGGGATTTTGTGCAGGCGTTTGCCGGGCCCGAGAATGCCGAACTTTACCTGAAGCAGGACGAAGTACTGGCGCAGGTGGCGGACGGTTTCCAGATCGACAAGGACCTGGTGCCGGACGAAGAAGAGAAAAAGGCGATCGTCGTCAAGATCGCCGAGCGCCAGAAGCAGCAGCTCGCCGCCGTCATGGCGACCGAAGCGGCCAAGCAGGCACCCGGCGCGATCAAGGACCTGGCAGTCGCCGAGCAGCGGAGGGCCGCGTAAATGACAGGTCCATTCGTCCCCGGTCGCGCCGGCCAGCCGCTCGACCTGCTCGAAAACTCAATCGCCGGCGGCGGTTGGGAAAGTCTTGAGGCGCTATTCAAGCCGCACCTGCAGGGGGCGCCGCTGCAGCCGACCGACGACGTCGCGCGGGCACTTTACATCCTGTACAGCCACGGTGGCGAGGGGCGGGCCGTCGTCGAATGGATGATGGACATCACGCTTCGCATGCCGCTTCGGGCGACGGGTGCGACCTTCGAGCAGACCGCTCTGCTGACCGCTAGCCGGCAGGGCATCAACGGCGTGGGTGAGGCGGTGCTTGCCGCGATCGCTCACGGTGAAACCATCGTTAAATCGCAAAACCCAAATGGAGCTGGGGCATGAGAAACTTCCTCGATCGCATGACTTTCAACGTGCCGGATGGCGGCAGTGGTGGCGGCGCACCTGCGCCCGCGGCTGCTGCGGCGCCGCCGGCAATATCTCCTCCTGCGGCTGGCACTCCTCCTGCCGCCGCAGCAGCTCCGCCGGCTCCATCGGCGGGGGACCCTCCGGCGGGCGCAGGCGGTCCGCCCGCCGGAGGTGAGTTTTACAAGCCTCAAGGCCTTGCCGAGCACCTGCTTGGCAAGGATCAGAACGAGACCATGGACAAGATGGCCAAGGCGCTCGACGGCTACCGGGCTCGCGATGCGCAGAACGGCGTTCCGGACAGGCCGGAGGCCTATGGCGAATTCTCGGGTGAAATTCCGGACACCATCAAGCCTCATCTTGAGACCCTGAAGGGCGATCCGCTGTTTGGCCGCGTGGCCGCCAAGGCGCTCGAGCACAAAATCTCGGTTCCGGCCTATCAGGCGTTGACACAGGAATTTCTGTCGGTCTCGGCAGAAATGGGGCTGATGGAACCTATTGTCGACGAGAAGGCGGAGCGTGCGGCGCTCGTCCCTGACGTGGCGAAACATCTGACGCCGGCCGAGCAGCAGCAGGCGGTCGAAAAGCGCATAAACGACAACTATGCGTTCCTCGACGGTCTGATCGCAAAGGATATCGGGATCGACAAGGATGTCGCGGAATATGCCAAGGCCATGATTGGCGACAGTGCCAAGGGGCACCGGTTGTTCGAGGCGATGCAGAAGATGACGGGAGGGCAGGCAGGAACCGGCCCGTCGTTCGGCAACACGCCGCCTGGTGGTCTCGATCCGAAGCAGGAGATCGCTCGACGTCAAGCGCTCCCCGAAAACACCTGGGGTGACGCCAAGTTCAATCAGCAGAGCTATGATCAGCTGCAGGCCGATCTCCGCCGGGTTTACGGCGAGTGACGCACTGAACGGTTCCCGGCCGGTGGCAGCATTCGAACTGCTACCGGACGGGAGCGACCTGGAATGACCGCTGGCTATCCTTCACAGGACCCGACACGGCATCCGGCTAATCGGCCCTCACGGTGATTTCGTCCATCACTCCAAGCTTTGAGGGCTTATTATGGCAGTTTCCACATGGTTCCGCGAAGAGATCAAAGGTCTCGTTCGCGCACGCTACCAGGCAAAGGGTGGCTATCTCGACGACACGATGCTCAAGGGCGAAAGCTCTGCCGGCACGGTAAAGTATCCGGTCGGCGGCGGTCGTATCGAGATGTACGAGCTGACCGGGGCGATCAACAAGATCTCGCCGAGCAACGTGAACCTCGACATGGTGACGCTGGTCACCAAGGATTTCGAGGCCTCCGTTTACTTCCGCATGCAGGACGAGAAGCGCATGGGGCCGAGCCTCAAGGCAAAGCTCGCCGATGATCTGACCAAGGCCCAGCGCCGCAAGAAGGATCGCATCAAGCTCGATGCGCTGAATGCTTTTGCCACGGCCGGCGGTACGCTCACCGATACGCCGAACACGATCGCGACGATCGGCGACGGCACCGCACGCGTCGATCTGCTGAACGCGATCGAGGCGATCGACCAGATCGCCGGCGCCGGATCCGACGACGAAGTGTTCTGGCCGATCCCGCACGTCTGGATGTCGCAGCTCCTGATGTACAAGGAATTCGCCAACTCCGACTATCAGGGGCCGAGCGATCTGCCGTTCGCGAAGGCGAGCAACGTTACCCGTAAAACCTTCCGCGGCGTGCATATGTTCTCCATCCCGGACGAATATTTCACCTACGGTACAGGAGGTTATGTTGCCGGGACGCCCGGCTTTACCGGTGCGGGGTATCTCGACACCTTCATGTACACCAAGGACGCAGTCGGTTCGGAGACCTGGTGGGACCAGGAGAACATGACCATGGAGCCGCTGCCTGACTATGAGGGCACGCCCTACGTCTGCAAGGTCCAGCTGTCCAGCGCGTCGATCGGGATCCTGCCGGAAGGCGTCAAGAGGGTCCGCATGCTCGCGATCAAGTCGGCGATCCGCGTCTAACGGTGGTCGCCGCTTCGGCGGCGGCTTCCTCTTTCGCAACTTCCAAAGGTCCAGAGGGTTTTTCCATGGCTCACGTGCCTACCCAGCTCCGGCGCTCGAACTCGATCACGCTGGCAAACAACGTCAAGGTTCATACCTTTGACTACGCAACCAACCACACCAAGGCCGAAATGCTCGCGGCTGGCTACTTCAACGACAGCCGGTCGGCCCTGACGGTCTCGTCTATCATCAACGCGGTGGCGGATGTCGACGGCACCTCCGAGTATGTCCGGATGAAGGTCGCGACCGTGCCGGCAAGCGGCAACGTAACCGTGACTGATGTCACCGGCGACACGACGGCCGACTGATCGGATCTGCTTCGCATTCAACGCGGGACCGTGGCCGGTAATCTGGCCACGGTTTCTTTTTTTGAGGCGACCGGGACGGGGCAAATGGCGATCGACAAGGCGACTATCATCAACATGGCTTTGACCGATCCGCTCGGCGTCGGGCCGGTGTTCTCAACCGATGACGACAGCGATCTTGCTGAGATGATCGAATATGTCTGGCCGCAGGTCGTCGACCGAACGTTCGGCATGCATGACTGGCACTGGGCACAGCTGACCAGGCGGAACAATCGTCGTGCCGAAGAGCCCGAAAACGGCTGGCGCTATGGGTTCGATCTTCCCGGCGGGCGGATCGGCAATCCGCTCAAGTATCTGATCGACCCCCGGCAGAGAGTGCCCTTGCGCGATTTCGCGCTCGAAGGCGGCGTCCTTTATTGCGACCATCCCGACACCTGGTCGTGCTGCAAGTTCTATGTCGATCCGGATGTCTGGCCGCCTGAATGGCGCGGCGGTTTCATCATCGCGCTCGGCGCCTATCTTGCCGTGCCGGTCTGGCAGGACAAGGACCTGCGCAACGACCTGCTGGTCGAGGCATTCGGCACCGCGTCGCGGGAAGGCACCGGCGGCCTGTTCGGACGTCTGATGGCGCAGGACAAGGCGAGCGCACCTGTCGGTTCGCCGCTTGCGGCCGAAGAGCCTCTGACTAATGCCCGCTTTTCGACCGCCGATCCCTATAGCTGGCACGGGAGGTTTTGATGTCGCGTGTCTCCGGGCCTCTCAAATCGTCCGTCAATGCCGGGCAGCTTTCGAAGAGCCTGCGCGGAAAGGTCAATCTCAAGCAGTATTATTCCGGCGCGATCCGGATGCTCGGCATAGAGCCCATCGCCCAATCCGGCTTCAACCTGATGCCCGGATCCGCCTATGTCGGCGCCGGTGCCTCCGCCGTCTGCAACAAGGCGGTCCTGAAGATCTCGCCGAGCCTGTCCTACACTATCGTCGTTACGGCGGGCCGCGTCGACATCTGGCGCAACGACCGCGTGAAGGTCGCGACGCTGACAACGGGCGCGGTTACCGCCATTACCGCCGGCATGATCCCAGATCTCCGGTTTTATGGGGAGGCCGACACGGTCGGCATCTTCCATGTCGACCTGTGGCAGGGCGTGCGCCTCGTACGGGATGCGGCCGACGATACGGACTGGACGATTTCGACCTGGCCTTATGGCGACCTGCCCGAAGTGGACCTTGGGGGAACCTACACCCAGACCGACGACTACTGGTCGCTATACATCCGCTGGGCCGACGACACGACTGGCATCGTTATGAATGTGACGATCGACGGTGAAACCACGTCCAGCGTCCGGCTGGTGAACGGCTCCCTCGCAATGGTCGATCCGGATGTGGCGACCGACGCGGACTGGCACAATCTCGCCACCCAACTGCGGCCGCTGATCCGCGGGCTGCCGGGCCTGAACAACGATGTCGATATTCAGTTCGACCCTGGGCAGAGCGCGGAACGCTATCGCGCGCTGAACATCGTTTTTACCGCCAGCCTGGGCGGTTCGGAATACCAGGTCGATGCGCAGATCCTCAACACGTCGCAAGCTTCCGTGCTCTCCTCCCATATCGAAATCGGCGAAACGGAGGGTGAGCCGCTGATTTCAGCGTCGCGCGGCGGCTTTTCCGGCATGATGTTGTTTCAGGACCGCGCCTGGTACTTCGCGCCGAAAGCCCGCTCCGCTTCGACGGCCGCGTCGCGGATCGGCGAGTATTTCGATCTCAACATCGAGGCGCAGCAGGACAATGCGGCGCGGCTCGACGCGCTTCGGTCGCAGACCTCCGAAACCATCCTGTTCATGATCGATGCGACCTATCTGATCGCATTTACCGACCAGAACGTCTATTTCGTGTCGAACCGGACAATCGAGCGGAACAAGCCGCTCAACTGGGTCAATGCGATCGAGATCGGCGTTAAGCGAAACTGCCAGCCGGTGAAGCTCGAAGGCAAGGTTTATTTCGTCTCTTCCGACGGCGGCCGTCTGTATTCGATCGAATATGACGCGGTTTCGGAAGTGTTTGCGCCGAACCCGGAAAACGATCTGAATGGTTCTGATCCGGCCGACCTGGTCCGCGACATCAAGAACATCTGGGTGCAGCACAAATCCGGGAGCATGGCATCCGACCGTCTTTGGCTTTTGCGCGAGGACGGCCGGCTGATCTGCTGCGTCGTCAACAAAAGCCAGGAGATCATGGCGGCCTGCGAATGGCCGATCGCCGGCGGCGGCCTGGTGCACGGGCTGTCGGTCGACGGGCAGGATCAGGTCTGGCTGACGATCGAGCGCGGTGGCGCAATCTTCGAGGAAATGCTCGAAGAGGAAAGCGTCAATCTTTTCCAGTGTGCCTTCGACGTGACTACGGACTTGACGGGGCAGGCGAGCGGGCTTTCCGTCCTGAACGGCAAGACGGTCTGGGCGCTGATTGACAACGATATTTTCGGGCCGTTCACGGTTGCTGCCGGTGTCGTGCAGACCGGCATCGCCTCTAAGCCGGCGAAGATCGGGATCTGGACCGCGCCGATCTATGAAAGCATGCCTTACGTCAAGGTGCTTCCGAACGATGATATCGTGGTTCGGCCGGGCAAGGTCGGATCGGTGCGGCTCTATCTGGAAAATACGGCTTCGATTGCGATCGGCGCCAATGGTCGCGCGGTCAAGGATGTGTCTCTGGCGCTGTCCAGTGACGATCTCTCCGGCCCCAAAACGAATTTTACCGGGCGAAAGACGGTAGCGGGCCTCAAGGGCGCCTGCATGGATCCGACGCTCGTCATCAGCCAGGTGCGGCCGGGCTCTCTGCATGTGCGTGACTATAATCCGGGGGTGAAACTGTGACGGAAATTGCGGCGGCATTTGCGGGACTTTTTGGGGGCGGTGCTGCGGCGACAGGCGCTGCGGCCGGTGCGGCAACAACCGGGGCAGCGGCAGCCGGCGGGGCCGCCGCGAGCGGATTTAGCCTTGCCAAGCTCCTGAGCGGCACGGCGACCGTGTTCTCGATGTTCGGATCGATGGCAGCAGGGGAAGCGGACGCCGAGGCCGCCGAACTGGCGGCGGTGGATGCCGAGCGCGAAAAGCCGCTCGAAACCCTGCAGGGCATCAACCGGCGCGCCGGCATCAAACAGGAAATGATGGATCGGATCGGCCAGCAGGACGTCGCCTATGCCGCGTCCGGCACTGATCTTTCCTTCGGCACGCCAGGCCAGGCGCGCCGCGATGCCTTCCGGGAGGGCGATACCGCTCTTTCGATCGACGCGGGGACGGAGCAGACCCGCGTGGCGCGGCTCGATGAGCGGGCGGCGAATTACCGCAAGCGCGCCAAGCGGGCGCGCGCCTCGGGAATGTTCGAGGCGATCGGAACCGGTTTTTCTGGTTTTAGCAATCTTGCAAAAATTGGGGGTTGAGTATGTCGAACCGTCGTGTTGATCCGGTCGGCTACCGGCGTTTTCAGGCTGAGCCGCTTTTGTCCGAAGGTCTCTTGGCGGTTTCGCGCGAGGGTGGCGATCTCGAGCGCAAGGTTGCCTCCGGTCTTGCCCGAATGGCCGACCAGTTTGCAACCGATGCGGCGAAGCAGGCCGAGCGTGCCGGGAAGGTCGCCGGCGCACGGGACGCCTTGGCCGGAGCGCCAACCGGGGCGACGTATTCAGGCGGCGGCCCGGCCGGGCAGGCCGATGGACAAGTGCGCGTCAAGGTTCCGCCTGCCGAGATCCGCAAGATGATCGTCGATGCGGCGGTTCGCAACGCAGTCGATCCGCATGCCCTGACCGAAGTTGCAGGGTTGGAAAGCTCCTTCAATCCGCTCGCAAAAAATCCGAAATCGAGCGCAGGCGGTCTCTTCCAGTTTGTCGATGGCACGGCATCGCAATACGGCCTCAGGGATCGGTTCGATCCCGCGGCTTCATCTGACGCGGCGGCGCGATTGATGCGCGACAATGCGGCGCATCTCCGCAAGTCACTTGGTCGGGAGCCGACCGCCGGTGAACTGTATCTCGCTCATCAGCAGGGCGCCGGCGGCGCTGAAAAGCTCCTCGCCAACCCCAACGCCCTGGCGGTTGATGTCGTCGGCCGTGACGCTGTCCTGGGCAACGGCGGCGATGCGTCCATGACTGCCGGGCAGTTCGCGGCTAAATGGACAAGTAAGGTTTCCTCCGGCAGCTATTCGAAGCTGCCGTCGTCGGCCTCTGTCGGTCCGGTGTCGGTTACCCCGGTTCGGGAAGAGGTGACGATCGAGCCCGGCAAGGGCGGCAACTGGCGGCCGCGCGGCGACGATACGGTTTACGGGCGCGCCTACGATGTCGCCGGCACTCGCACCTATCTGGAAATGACCGATCTTGCCATGGAGGAAAACCAGCGGGCGATCTTCGAGGCCTACAAGGACGATCCGGCGAAGTTGAGCCAGGCGCTCGACGAAGGCTTGACGGCGGATCTCCGCGACAATGTTCTCGACGAGATCGCGCCGGAATATACGGTTGCCTACAAGAAGCGGGCTAGCCGACTGCTTGAAAAAGCGCAGTCGGAACAGCGAGAAAGGCAGGAGCAACAGAACAAGGTCGATTTCTTCGGCCGGATGGACGAACTCGAAAACCGCAAGAGCGAGGCCATGGCCGGCCTCGATTTCAACAATCCTGCCGCGGCTGCCTCGCTTGCGGATCTGCAGGGTTCGATCGACGCGCATTATGATAGCGCGGTGGCCCGCGGCATCATCGATGTCGACGACGCGGAAAAATTCAAGCGGCAAAGCCGCTCCGATACGACGGTCGGCTTTTACGTGCGCCAGGCCGGAAAGATGCCGGCCGACGACATCAAGACCATGCGCGCGCAAATGACGGAAGACTATGCCGCGGGCAAACTCTCCGGTGTGACGGCCGACGACTGGGACAAGATCGACAAGGGGCTGGCGAGCGCCGAAAGCGCGCGGCGGACGCAGGACGAAAAGGCGAACTCCGACCTGACGAAGCGCGGCGAGGATCTGGCGAAGCGCGTGGCGCAGGGTGTGTCTATCTCGGCCGAGGAACTGGCCCGTTTCCAGCTCGACGCCGGGACCGCGCCGAAAGGTAAGGAGATCGTCGGATCGACGCTGTCTCGCATGCGTGTTTCGGAGGCTATCCGCACCCAGCCGATCGGCGCGGTGGAAAAGAACGTCAAGATCCTGCTCGGCGACGGTGCGACGGCCGACGATGTGGCATTCGCGCAGAAAACGATCGCCGAACACAAACAGGCGCTGCGCACGGATCCGCTCGGCGTGGCGGAGCGGTTCGGGGTGTTGCCGGTTTCTCCCGGCCTGCCGCTCGATGGCGATATCGACCCGGCGGCCGTCGCCGGCTCTTTCGCCGAACGGATCAATGCCTCGAAGGCGGCGGCGCAGCATTTCGGGGTGAGCCCGAAATTCTTCCGGCCCGGCGAGGCGGATGCGATCGAGGCGGCCGTCAAGGCGGATCCGCAGCGCGGGCTGGATATTGCGGCCGGGTTGGTGAGCGCTGCAGGCCGCGACAGCGAAAACCTGTTTCGCGAGCTGGGTGACACTGCGCCGGCGGTGGCGCTGTCCGGCGGATTGATCGCCTCGGGCGGCAATCGGCAGGCCGCGCTCGATCTGATAGCCGGTTTCGGTAAATCACCGGACGGCAAGGACTATGCGGACATGCCGAGCACCAAGCGCGTGCCATTGGCTCAGGAGGCCACAGGAGCGGCGCTTGTAGCCACCCCTTCTGAGATCGGTCGCCTTGACCAGATGGCATCTGCGATCGCGCGCAAGCGTCTCTACGATGCCGGCATCGATCCGAAAAAAGAGGATGCAAAACAGGTCTATGAGCGCGCCTACCAGGAAGCTGCTGGCGCAAGCTTCTCCGGGAATGTCCAGTATGGCGGCTTTGCCGAGTATGATCGCGGCTGGGCCTATTCGCCGGCCAAGGTGCTGATCCCGCCAACGATCCGCGCCGATCGCTTCCCCCGGCTGATGGAAGCGCTGACGGATGCTGACGTCGGGCAGGTGAAGGCGAAGAACGGACATCAGTGGACGGCCGCGGATTTCCGAAAAGCTATGCCAGTGGCGGCCAAAGGCGGTTTCATCTTCGCCCTCGGCGATCCTGCCGGTCCATCGCCGATGTTTATCGCTGATGAAGCGGGTCGGCCTGTCGTGGTTGATCTTGAGGTGATGCGGCCACGGCTGGAACCGCGCGTTCCGGGGGCGTATCGATGATTAACCTTCTCGACCCGGCAGATCTGCCAAAGGAAAGCCTTTCTGAAGGCCCAGTCACATGGCGCGAGGCTGCGAGCACTTTGTGGCAAACCACCGATGAGACGATGAAACTGATCAGTGACACCAACGCGGACTATTACGCGATGGAAAAAGCCTATGATCAGCGGATCGCCGCAATCCGAGATCTGACCGATGTTGAACTCGCCAACCCCTTGCGAGTAGCCTCCGGCGTCGATCGCGATATGATAGGGATCGTTTCATCTCAGGCCGGTGGAGCTGGTATTACGGCTGGTCTTAACACCTTCAGCCCGGAATTCATCCGGCGGAAAGAGGAGGAGTTTAAAGAGCAGGCGTTGGCACTTGCTGATCGAGATCCAAAAATCACTGGTATCGTCGATCGTCCGATCCTCGAACAAAAGAACCAGGTGCTTCAGGACGCAGAGCGCGACCAAAGTCTCGCTGCACAGTCGCCTGCTCTTGATCCGGTAACGAGCTTTAGTGCGCAACTGTTGGGTGGCCTGACCGGCATAGCTCGCGACCCCGCGCAATGGGGTATGGCTTTCCTCGGGGCCGGAGGTGCGACGGCGAAAACAGTCGCCGGTCGGATTGGTCAGACGATGATGACGGAAGCATTGATCAACGGCGGTGCCGAACTGGTCATGCAGGCTGGAAGTCAGGAGCGCAAGCGCGAGGCCGGGCTTGAACACGGTATGTCAGACATGCTCGCCAATGCGGGCATTGCCGCGACCTTCGGCGCCCTGTTCGGCGGTACGGTACAAGGTGGCTCGGAACTTGCTCGGATCTTCAAGCTCGGCGAGGGCGGCGAGAAGGTTGCCACGCGGGTGCTCGAAGGCCGGCCGGAACCGGGCGATGTGGAAACCATGGCAAAGGCCATGGGTGTCGAGCTGGGGCCGGACCAGCTCGATCTGCTCACGCGGTCTTTCGAGGAACGGGTTCTCGACGAGGTGATGATGCGGCCGGATGCAACGCCCGGCGAGCTGCGCGTCTTCGAGGCGGCGCAACGGTATGCGGAGGATCCCGACAATTTTCCGCCGCCTGACCTGGTTGAACGGCTGGTCGCAGAGGAGGAGGCGGGCCGGATGCGGTTTTCGCCGGACCAATACGAACTGATGTTCGCCGGCGACCAGAACGCGATCGACGATATCGCGGATACCTTCTTCGCCGATAGCGTCGATGACGCGGCGCGTCGGATCGATGCGGCGGCAGATCGGGTGGAAGCCGTCGCGGAGCGCGTCGAGGACGTCCGGCCAACGATGGCGGATGGCCGGACAGTCGAGATCGGCGGCGGTGCTCTGCCGGAGAGAGGCGTTGTTGTTGCCAATGTCCACAGTGACGGCAAGGTCTATATCGGCAATGCCGGCGACGTCCATTTCAGCCTTGCGGACCGCTATGGGGACGAGCGGTTCGGATCTCCGGAGCTTACCGGCTTCATTAACGCCGAAGGGCGGATCATGGATCGCGCGGAGGCGTTCCGCTGGGTGGCTGACAACGAGCAGCGCGTCCGCGCCTCCGAAAACATGGGCGAGCACCTGGACGCTCTCGACTACCGCGAGCAGGTTCCCTTATCCCGCCGGCAACCGGCAAGTGCTGCCGCGCGCGCGCCGGTGCGATCGGATCCCCTGGAAGGCCAGACGATCCGGCCGGTAAATCCGATCGAACCGCTCGACGATGCGGCGGAGGCCGCGGCCGACGTGCAGATGGGCGATATTGTCGAGCCAGCGCGCGATGCCAACGGCAACCCTGAAAACTATCTCGACTTCATCGGCATCGAGGACGGCGACGGCAATGTGAAAATCATGTCGACGTCCGAAGCGCTCGCCATGGCCGATGAACCCGATCTCCTCGCCGACGTATTGGAAAGCTGCAAGCTATGAGCCTTCGCGACTGCCTGAATTCCGCCGTTGAACAGGGCGCCATCAACTCCCGCCAGGCGGAAGAGTTGCAACGCTTTTACGATGCCCGGTTCAACCGCAAGCGGGCCGGGATGAGCGAACGGGAAGCGGCGGCCGCCGCACGTGATGAGGTGGCGGCGGCCTTGCGCGAGGAAGCCAAGGAACTGCGCCGGCAGGTGAAACTGACGGAAGCCCGGCGCAAGGAGCTAGCCGATTTCATCGAAAACTATCGGGACCGCAACGGCAACCCCGACCAGCTGGACGCGGTGCTTTCGCTGATGATCCATAACGGCTTCAAGGGGACGCAGAGCATGGCCGGCAAGGCCAATGCGATCATTGCCATGGCGCACCGGGATTTGAGCCAGGTCATGTATCATTTCCGGCGCTCGAAGGGCCTTGGACTGCGGCGCAACAAGGCGGATCTGCCGGATCTGATCAAGGCGATGCATGGCGAGAATGTCGGCAACGAAACGGCAAAGGCACTCGCTGGCGCGCTGTCCGGCGTTCTCGAAGATCTGCGGCTCCGGTTCAACGCCGCCGGCGGCAATATTCCCAAACGGCAGGATTGGGGCATCGTCCATAGCCACGATCGCCGCAAGATCCGCAAGCTCGGCGCGACGGCCGACGAGGCACGTCAGCGCTGGAAAGATTTCATCCGGCCTTTGCTCGATCCGGACCTTATGACCAATCCGAATACCGGCGAGGTGATCGGTGCGGACGGGCTCGATGCGTCTCTCGACTATGTGTTCGAAACGCTGACATCGGACGGCTGGGCGCACCGGCGGCCGGAGGGGCGCAAGTTTGGCAAGGGCAAGGTTGCCAGCCGATACCAGGACAGCCGGTTCCTGATCTTTCGGGATGCACAAAGCTGGCTGACCTATAATGAGCAGTTCGGCACGCAGGACGCGATCGGATCGATCTTCAACCATATCAACGGCATTGCCCGCGATATCGCCGCCATGGAGCGTTTCGGGCCAAATCCGGATGCGCAGATCGAGTGGCTGAAACAGGCCGTGCAGGTGAATATCGGCAAGCAGCAGGCGGGCGCCATAGACGTGCAGGGAAAGCCGCCGGGAATGTCGGCGATCAAATGGGCCGGTTACCGGGTCGACAGCCTCTGGCGGGCTCTGCGCGGCCGGGAAACCATTCTGGACGCGCCGGCCAAGCTCGCCGGGGATGTCCGCAATCTCGCAACCTCCGCCATGCTCGGTTCAACCGGGATCCTGGCGGCATCGACGGATCCGTTCGTCGCGGCCGCGGCCCGGCGTCTTGCGGGGCTGCCCGTGACGTCGACGATCGCTGATATCATCAAGCGTTTCGCCAGGGACGGCGACCGGCGGGCGATGGCGAGGCGGGCGGTGATCTGGGAAGACTATCTGCACACGATGAATGAGCAGGCTCGCTTCGTCGACCAGATGTTCGGCCACGAATGGAGCCGTTACCTCGTCGATCGCTCCCTGACCTGGAACGCGCTTTCGCCGCTGACCGATGCCCGCAAGCGCGTCGAGGCCTCGGCCTGGCACGAGACGCTTGGCGGGTTTGCCGAGAAGGATACGGATTGGTTGGATCTGCCGCAGCTCCTCAAGAACACGATGGAAGGGTTTGGCATCACGGCCGACGACTGGCACAGGATGCGCGCCGGCATCGACGACATGGGTTTTCTGGATCCCGGCGGCGTGTTCGAAAAGACCGGCGATCGGATCTTGGCTGAAAAATATGCCGAGATGATTGCGCAGTGGTCGGAACGGTCGGTGCCATCAGGGGATCCGCGCATCAAGAGCGTGCTGACCGGCGGCACGGCGCGCGGCACGATCCTTGGCGAGATCGGTGAATTCGGATCGCAGTTCCTCTCTTTCGGCATGAGTTTTACCGCGCGCCAGCTCGAGGCGATCTATCTCTATTCGATGCTGGGCCGCTCGAAGGGCGGTAAGGTGGCGCGCGGCGCCTGGTACTTTGCCGCCATGGCCATTCCGCTGACGATCGGCGCCGGCATGTACACTCAGGTCCTGAACGTGCTGAACGGCAAGGATCCGGAGGATATGACGACGCCGGCGTTCTGGGGTAAGGCTTTCGTGAAGGGCGGCGGCGGTGGCCTGTTTGCGGATTTCGTCAACCGTGCCGAAAACCAGTTCGGCCAGAGCTTTGCCGAAACCTTGCCCGGACCGGGGGCCGCCTTCATAGGCGACAGCCTCGACGTGACATTGCGGACGATCCGCGCGATCGTTCCCGGCGGCGAGGATCAGAAGCTCGGCCGCAACGTCTCGAAATATGTCGGCCGGTACACGCCGATCCTGTCGTCGCATCCGGCAACCCGCATGTGGTATCGCCGCGCCTTCGTCGATCAGCTGCAATGGCTGACGGATCCGGATGCGGACAAGAGCTTTCGGGCACAGAAAGGCAAGTCGTCGATGTGGTGGGAGCCGGGCGAGCTGCAGTTCCGCAGATTGCCGGATCCGGAAGCCGTCTTGGGCACAGACTAGAAAGTCTCCTTCCTCGAATCGTTCAGTCGTGCTTTGGTTGTTACGACGTCGTGAGGTGGGGGAAGGCGTGAAATATCTCGGTCCTGGACTGCTCGTAGCCTATCAAGCGGTAGTGCTTTACACCTTCGTTTTTCTAACATTCCTTGATGGTGTTCGCTACAACTGGTGGAACTGGTTTTTTATCATCCCGCTGAATTTCGTCCTCGCGGAGATGTGGCCGCTTTACTGGGGGGTACTGCGATGGTTGTTCTGAGGATGGTTGCCGTTGCGGCCGCAGTGGTGCTTTTGGTCGCACTGGGTTCTTGGCCCTACGGGTATTACCTGTTCCTGCGTGTCGTCGTGTTTGCGGCGGGGCTCTATTGCGGGATCCAGCTTTGGCACAAGGACAGGTCGATAGCCGTTCCGCTCTTGATATGCGCCGCAATATTCAACCCTTTGATCCCCGCTCACCTTAACCGTGGCATGTGGGAAGTATTGAACGTTCTCGGAGCTGGCTTGTTTGGGTTCACGGCTTACCGGCAGCGCACTTAACGATCTTGCCTGACCCTTACCCTCTGCTCTGATCCGACAATCAGGGCAGGGCGGCCATGACCAATCCATATCCCATTCCTCGGCAGGCGCGTCAGACGGCTATTCTGCTTGGCGACGGAGGGCCGACATACGGTCCGTTCGGCTTCAAAATCTTCGACGTCGAGGACGTGGCGGTCTATACTCGTCCGGATGGCGAGGAGGTCTTTTCCCCTGTTGCTGTAACGGTCGCGAAGGTCGACGACCTCCCATTCGACCTGTTTACAATCGAGTTCGCCGATGATCTGCCGGAGACGACGGAATTCGTCGTGGCTTCGGAGCGGCAGCCGATGCGCGATGCCGGTGTCGACAAGGGCACCCGCATCGATATGACCGCTCTCGAAAAGGAACTGTCCAAGATTGCCAGTTTCGGGCAGGAGCTTCGACGAGACATCAGCCGCTCGATGAAGGTCGATTTCGGCGGAGAAGAAGGCCTGACAGTTTCCTCGGCGCTGCTCGACGGCGATACGCTGATGAAGAGCGGCAATTTTCTGGTGAAGGGGCCGAACGCAACAGACATCACCAATGCCGCTCTTTTCGCATCGACGGCCCTCACCGCGCAGATGGCTGCCGAGCAAGCGCGCGATGCCATCAATCAGCGGATCTACCTGTCGGTCTCCGCGGCGGAGGACGATACCATCCCGGCGGCCGTCAAACGCCTTTACACCCAGTTCCGTACAACGGCCCGAATTGCCGGTAGCGCCGCAAACTATCGCCGCGTCACGCCGGCCGAGTTCGTCTCGAAGCCGACGCAATCCTATTTCCGGTCGACTGATCGGTTCATGCCGGACGGATCGACGGATAGCGCAAATGGCGGGTACTGGATGCTCGACGAAGCGCTCACCACGCCGCAAATGCTCGGCGCCGCCGCCGATGGTGTGACGGACGATGCGGCTGCGATCGTCGCGGCGCAGGCCTTCGGCAAGCCGGTCGTGCTTGATGGCGCCTATCTCGTGCGCAGCCAGCTTGCCTTCAACGGCCAGACGATCCTGCGCGGCTACAAGCGCGACAAGTCGAAGCTGATCTGGCCGGCCGACGCGGCGAGCTTCGGTCTGAAGCTGACGCCATCGAGCTGGAACGACTGGATCGAGGTCCAGAACATCGGGATCTGGACCCGTGGCACCAGCGGCACTCCTCTCGAAGTGGATTTCAGCGCGCTGCCGACCTCCGGAATTCCGTATTTCGATCCGCGCTGTGTCATTCGCGGCAACGACATTCGCGGCGAAACGGTAGGCACGCAGGGCTTTGCGACCGGCATCGTTCTGAAGCGTCAGTTTGGCGCCCGCGTCGAAGACAATTTCATCCAGGGCATCTATGTGGGCGGGGACCTGCTTGAGGCTGATTTCCCATCTGATGTGGGAATTCACGTTCCCGATCAGTCGGTCGGGACGCTCGCCAACCTGCATATCCGCGGAAACGTGATCTTCGGCTTCAAAACAGCTGCGAAGATCTACAACGTCGAGGGCGTGTGGTACCAGGACAACGACATGCAGGTCTGCTTCGACGGGCTGATCTGCGATAACACTATTGTTTCCGGCGGATCGGTCGTTCGCCTCAATCAGTACCGCGTGACTGGCAATCACTTCGGCGTTTCCAACACGCAAGCCTACTTCCGGCGCTGCCGGCAGGTGCTGTTCGAGGCGAATGAGGTATCCTACCGATATGGGCGTACAGGTGGCGCGGCCCTTTCGCTGATCGTCTATGACAGCGTGACCAGCGGATGTGTCATGGGCAACTCGATCCGGGGGAATGTGCTGTCCGACACCGACGTGGTTCTCTCGGGCGTGGCTCTGACGGATACGACGGGCGTTCTCAACACCCAGTATATCACCGTCGAAGGCAACCAGTTCCAAAACCTTGCCTACGCTATCGTCAATCGTGCAACGGCAAATCTGAACACCTTCGGCCCGGGCAACAACTATAACGGCATCCGGGTTCAGAAGCTGCTCAACGAAAACACCAACTCGGCGATCCAGCCCGGCTTCATGGGTTCCGGCGAATATATCGTGCCTGCGGGCCAAAACCCCGCAGCCGTCTTCACCGGCAAGAATGCGGCAAGTATCTTCATCAACCGGGATACCGATGGCGCGGTGGCGGGCATTTCCCATGCCGGTACCACTGTCGGGACCATCACCCAGACCGCGACCGGGACCGCCTATAACGTCACCTCGGACATGAGTGCCAAGGATGACCAGGGCGAAATGTCATTAGCGCTTGCCCGCCAGATCCTCGATCTGATCACGTTTCACGAGTTCAAGTGGAAGGTGAACGGCGAGACCGACTACGGCGTCTTTGCGCAGGAGCTGCATCCGATCTATCCCTGGGCAGTTACGCCTGGTGGCTGGGTCTACGAGGACGGCTCCACCCTCGCCGAACCGCGGCACGAAGAGGAGCCGATCGGCTATATGCCGTGGCAGGTGGATTATTCCAAGCTGGTGACCGTCATTGCCCGTTGTGTACAGGGTGCTCTTGCAACGATGGACGATCTTGCGACGCGCCTCGCTGTTCTCGAAAGCGCCTGATCGGTCCTCCGCATTTGACGGCCTTCCGAGGCCCTTACACTCGGCTCCAGTTTTAAAACGCTGGGGCCGTTTTTCATGCAGAATGACATCTTCTTCGCAAGGATCCGGCCGATGTTCGGCGGCACCCTGCAGCAGGACCAGGTCGACGGGCTTACCTCTGTCCTCAATGTCGCGGCCCGGCGGGCAACGCCTCTGCAGCATCTCGCCTATATCCTCGCGACCGACTTTCACGAAACGGCCGCCACCATGCAGCCGGTACGCGAAACGTTGGCCGTCTCGGACGATCGGGCGATTGAGATCCTCGACAGCGCCTGGGCAAAAGGACGGCTCGGCAATGTCAACACGCCCTACTGGCGAAAAGACAAGGACGGCAAGAGCTGGCTCGGCCGCGGCCTGGTGCAGCTAACACATCGGCGAAACTACGAGACGATGTCGAAAGTAACCGGTCTCGACTTGGTCGCCGATCCGGCCAAGGCGATGCAGATGTCGACAGCCCTGACGATCCTGTTTGTCGGCATGGAGAAAGGTTCCTTCACCGGCCACAAGCTTCTCGATTTCATTTCGGCCGATGGGACGAAGAAGGATTACCGCGGCGCCCGCAAGATCATCAACGGAACCGATCGGGCCATGACGATCGCCGACTATGCCGGCAAGTTCGAGGCGGCACTTGTGGCGGCCGGTTACCGCGCCGTCTCGCCACCTGCATCCGCGCCGGTCATACCTATGCCTCCCAAGGCCGATCACGGCGGGAGCGGCAATGCGGCTGCTCCCGCACCGGTCGCCCCGGCCGCTCCGGCGAAACCGTCCGGATGGGCTGCAATCGTCTCCATCATCGCAAAGCTCTTCGGGGGCAAATCATGACTGCCGTACTTATTCGCATTGGCCTGCGTTATGGCGCGGGTTTTCTGGTCGCCAAGGGATTGCTCGCCCCTGATATGGGGCCGCAGCTCGCCGGCGACGTCGACGTGCAGGCAGCCCTTGAGCTTGCCGCCGGTGTCGCGATCGGCGCGGCCTCGGAGGTATGCTATTTCCTTGCTCGCAAATTCGGCTGGGCCAAGTGATGCTGGCGGCCGTGTTCCGTTTCCTGTTCTCCGGGCCGCTCGATCGGCTGCTGTCGACGATCGACGGCAAGATCGACAGTGATACCGAACGCGAGCGCATCAAGGCGGAGACGGTGCAAGGCTATGTGTCGGCACAAGCTGCCGTTCTAACGGGGCGCGGCTGGTGGTTTCCGCTGCTGTTTCTGGCGCCGGCGGGCATCTGGTTTTCAGCCGTCTGCATATACAGCGTCCTCTGGTGTCAACGTTGCGCCTTTCCTCAAGACTGGACTGTCGCAGCTTTACCGCCTCCGCTCGATGCCTGGATGGGCGCGATCGTCGGTTCTCTCTTCATCGGCAAAGCGGGCGAACAGATCCTCGCAAAACTCAAGAGGTAGATCATGCCAACGAAAATCATCACGGCGGACGGCGACTATAATTTCGGGATCGATGCCAAGAGCGACAGCGGTTATCGGGTGCTGATGTACACCGGTAGCCTCGGCGGCGGGACACTGAAGCTCTACACCAAGCCGAACGATGCGACCACGAAAGTGCCTGTCTCCAATGCGGAGCTGTCGACATCCACGCTCGACGACGGCGGCGACGTTGTGCAGCAGCTCGTGTTCATGAGCGCCGGCCAGGTGATCGTCAACCTGTCGGGGTCGACGGCTGCGAATGTCGAGGTTTCGGTTCTATGAGCCGCATTCACCAGACGAGCGTCAGCAGGGGGTAAACGGGCCTGAAATTCGGGCATACTTCCCGTTCTTCTCGTTGGCACAAAGGGTGATATTTGCGGGGCCGCGATGGCCCCGCAAACGCGTCTAGATGTCGCTGTCAAATTGGTAGAGGTTCAGCCGATCGGCGACGACGCGGCCGGCGTTCCTCGGGTTGACGTAGGTCCCGAGAAAGATCGCGCTTGATTTCCAGCCGCCGGCATCCATCGTCGACTTGACGTCGATCCCAAGCGACATGGCATTGTTGGCGAACGCGTGTCGGCCGCAGGTATGCGTCGGCTTGTAGCTGATCTCGGCGCGATCGCAGACGGCCTTGATCCTTTCGTTGACGCTGTGCCGGTTCCTGTACCGGAAAACACGGGCCAGTCTGTCGCTGCTGTCGAACTGGTGCAAGCGGCCGACCAGCTGGTCGGTCAGGAACCGTTTCGAGTTGGTGCCGGTCTTTGTCTTCAGGAGGAGTGCCGTCCGGTGCAAGAGGTCGATCTCTGACCACCGCAGCTCGATCGCCTCGCTGATACGCGCACCGGTCTGGCTCATGAACATGACGAGGGCTGAAAGATGCGGCAGCCCGTCCTTGTCGCATTGCCGGATGAAGGCATGCAGCCAGGCCTGCGAAGCGGCATTCTTTCGCCGCGGCGGATCCTCCTTGAAGCGCCGGATCCGGATCAGTGGGCACCAGCCGCGATCATAGGCATGGTGCAGCACCGCGCAGGCTGGTGTCAGGGCCTGTCGGTTGAGGGTTGCGTTGCCGCGTTCCGGATAGAGCGCTTTAGCCATCTCGCGAACGTCGAACGGCACGATCGAGGCGAGCGGCACGTCGCCAAAATACTCGACGATGCCGGCTAGGAACTTTCCCTGGCCGCCATGCTCGATATAGCTCGCCGCGGCGTCAAGGAACGTCTTGGTGTTTTTGGGGATGGTGATGGAGCCCGACGACCGTGCGATCGCGCTGGGTAGCTTGCTGTAGTCGATTTGCGGGCATAGTAATGCTTCAGCCATTCTGACCTCCTCTAAAGGTTGGGCTGGTTAGGGCGCGTCGACGAGCGGCAACTCTTCGGCGCGTTCGCATTTCTATCAGCGGGGGAAACTCCTGCACGCGCAACCTGCGGACAGGGTTAAAGGCGCATGCGGGTCTCTAACATTTGACGCTAGCTCGATCGGGCTAATCTGCTGCAAGGAAAGCGGAGCGGCGGCGTGGCATCATCGGTCGAAGAAATTCTGCGGGAGGTCCTGCACAAGCTCGGAAGCATAGAGACTTCGGTGCATCTCCTGCAGCAGGACGTGCGCGACGAAAAAGAGGTTGCTCGTGAAAATCGCAGCCGCATCCACGCCAGGCTTGATCAGCAAACGCGGGTTCAAAGTGAAACCGAGGGCAAGATCATCACAGTTGGTTTGACGCTAGAACAGCAACGCAGCTCGATCGACGCGCTCAAGGCAACGGTCGAGGAAAACCGGAAAGAGGCAGAGGCCGCGAGCAAAGACTGGAAGCGGATTAAAACCCTCGGATGGGGTTTCTCGGGCCTGCTCGTGGTGATTGGTGTCACCGGCGGTGGTATTCTGATAATGGCGGGTGATATTTCTGTAGCGCTCGCGCGTAAGTGGTTAAGGATAGACTGAGTGCTAGAACTGACCCCCGGTTTTTTAGGGGTATGAAATATTACTTTTTCGCAACTGCTCAAAATCCACAGGTTGGCAAGTAAGACTTAAGTCTGATCGGCCGCTTTGTGATTAACCAATTTTAGAATCCGTGAATATAAATCATTTGGCCTAGCAATGACTGGTAGGCATCTCACTCATGGATTGGTAAATGTTACGATCACCAGCGTCTGCAGAAGAGTTTATCAACACCTCTAATCAGGAAATCAGGGCTATCGCCTCGCTCGTCCGCTTTGCGGCCGAGAACTGCGAGGACGGCGATTTCGGCCAGCTTCGGCACGATCTCATCACACTGATGTACCTCACCGTCGACAGAACCGAGGAAATCCAATGTTGCCTCGATTGGCTATGGACGGATGCTCGAAAGCGCTCCGAGTTGCCTGCCTGTGCGAATGTGTGATGCGAACTAAGCCGGCTCGAGGGGGCGATATTCGAGCCGACTTCTACGGTGCAAAGGCGCAACGCCTTTGGAAAAATGTCGGATGAGCTTTTCAGCTAAGCATTTGAAAAGCAGGAAACCTGAAATTACTCTTAATCAGCGGGTCGTAGGTTCGAGCCCTACATCACCCACCATTCTTTCTGACAACGGTTTGAGGGTAGAGCACGATTTCGCGGTGTAATCATCCGTGAATCAGACCTTG